TTCTCAATGTTGATATTTGATTCTTGGTTTGTCTGTAAATTTCAAGTCTGGATAAAGCTTTAGGGGAATAGTTATTCTGCACGAACGATACTTTTGTTTCCTGAGGAGTTTCAGATCTGTTAATTCCGTCAGTCTCGCTAGTCGTGTCGAAAGTTGGTAGTTTATTTCTTACATCAGCTACATTTATTCCTTTATTCTTGGAGAGTAAATCGTTAATGAGTAAACTTCCAGCCTCCACGTCACTGAGATCTAGAACGGGTCTGATGACAGGATCTAAATCCGCATTGTCGTTAATTACATCAGATATTGCCGATATGACATTCTTCAAAGTAGATATCGTAGACATCCCCATATCGGCGGCAGATGACATACCAAGATGACTGTACTTCTTCAAACCTTCAGCAAACCCCACCATTGACCATCTACCTAATTCGGCAAATTTCTTTGAGGGGGATGCTACTCCTATTGCGTCTCTGGCTGCTTGTAATGCGTCAGTAGCAGTTCGTGCTGCTGCCTGTGCTAGTTCGGAGGCTTTTGATAGGATGCCCCACTTCATTCCGTCGACAATGTCTTGTCCGAGTCCCATCCAGTCAGGCGTTCTCATAATGGACACAATATTATCCGCAAACAGTCTAAAGTCTTTCTCGCCTTTTGTCCGCAGCTCACCAATTTTCTTAAGCCAATCGTTCTTCATATTCTCGATTGTCTTAGCGGTTTCTTCGGCTAATTGTTTCGTCTTCTCTTCAAATATGAATCTTTGCTCCTCGAGATCTATCCTGGCCTGCGCATTCGCCATTCTTATTTGGTTTGACGTCTCAATGCGCAAACCCTCAAGCTCTTTAGTAGCAACGGTCCTGGCCTGACTTGATTTTTCTTGCCATAGAGATACATACTCGATCAACTCCGGTTCGGACAACTTATTCAAAGCTTTGATTTCAGATAAAGACCTAGGTCCCATCTTTTGTAGTTCGTCTATTAGTGCGGAGTCGACTCCTCTACCGGACAGATCACTCATTTGTCTTGTCCAATCGTCGAACTCGTTAACCTGATCTTTTAAGTTCTTAATTAGATCGCTACCAAGCACCTCATCCTTAGGTTCGATCTTGTCGAACAGGCCGTACGTATCATATAGAGATTTTGTCCGCGATTCGAGGGCCTTATCATATTGAGCGTTAAGATCTCTAATATCTCTCTCAAGTTGATCGTTAATCTGTCTGCACGCTTCATAGTATTCTTGTTCGTATTGGATTCGTTTATCCATAGCGTCACGACTTACGTCTATAACACCCTGTGCGAAATCTGCATCTGCCTGAGCTATTTCTTTCTTGACGCGATAGACTTCCCGATCCGCTTTCTTACGCTCTTCAGTACCTTCTAAATATCTAGATTGAACGCGCTCCCAAGCATCAAGTTCTTCATATAAACTTAATTCGCTATAATACTTACGCTCGTCGATCCAGTCCGCAGAAGCATCAAAGGCGTCCTTAGCAGCTTTCTCGGCTTCTTTTGCGGTTTTAGCTGCGGCCTTCTCGGCGGCAGTAACAGCCTTCTTAGTCATTTTCTCGGATGACGCTTCAACCTTAGGAGTACCTTTGTCTATACCAATAGCTAAACCGGCGGCGACGTTATCGCCTATTTCTTTAAATACTTCGGAAGGTGAACGAGTATCTAGTACGCGTTTGGCTGCATCAATAGCAGATGTCGCTAGATCTGTGACACCCTCAACCACAGAGGATATCTTCTCTTTTATTCCATTTACGAGGCCCATCACTATCTGTCCACCAATCTCGATGAAGTTATCAACAGCCTTTAGTAACGTTTTAGCCATGAGAAGAACAATTTTACCTATTAGATTTAGGATCGCATCAACAACCATTTCTCCGTTTCGTTCGACGGCATCAGCGAGACCATAAAGGAAAGAGATCATCAATTCAAATCCAGCTTGTATGATGGCTCCTAATTTCTTTGTTACGCCGGAGATAAAATTAATAACTAAGTCAATACCGGACTGAACGACCTCTTTAATGTTTGATTTGACGCCCTTAAGGAGGATAAGTACTAGTTCCCCACCGAGCTTCATTATCTTAGGTAGATAGGCCACGAACGATTCAAGGAGTTTTGTCAATAACGTTAGGGCCCCATCAACGACGACCGGTGTTAAAGTAACAAGCACATCCACAATAGCTATTACAATTGCCTTTACGGCTTCCGCGATGATAGGTGCGCCTTTACCTATAATATTTGCGAATTCGATAACACCTTCGGCTAACGTCTTTGCCGCAAAAGGTATAAGGCCTATGAGACTGGTAACGAGTGCCACCAAAGCTACGGTCCCTGCTGTACCAGCCACAGCTAATGCTGCCAGACCAGTTGATAGTGCTAAAATGCCAGCGCCAATGGCGACGATACCTATTCCTAATAGTGCGATCGCGGCTGAAAAGCCTAATATTGCGGGAATCGCTGGGGTTAACAAAGTCGTAGCTACGGCTAAAATAGCGAACGTGCCAGCTAAACCAAGTAGGGCTGCCCCTATCTGGACTAGTGACATGGAACCGATAGTTTTTAATGCGGTGGCCAATAAAGTGATACCTATGGCAAGAATGACGAAAGCTGAAGAGTCCACAATCGAACCAGTCCTTGCTAGGGCGACGAAAGCACCGACGACAAGAACTAGGGAAGCGGCTAACCCTAACAGGGCCCTGCCTAATTCTTCCCAAGACATGCTAGCGAACGCGTCCAAGGCAACGGCTAACATCATCATAGCACCAGCAATGTCAAGAAGCGCAAGGGACATAACAAATATGTTTTTAGGCATGGCTATAAGGGCGACTGTTATGATAGCAAGGGCGCCACCTAAAGCCACGAGTCCTCTTGCCATCTGTTCCCAGGACATGGCTCCCATTTTGATGATAGCGGCAGCTAATATGTTCATAGCTGCTCCTAGGATTGTTAAACTGACCGCGGTAGCAATTACATGTTTAGCGTTCCCAGAAAGTTTTAGGAATACTAAAATGGTTGTTAACATGACGGCTAAACCGCCAAGTCCTTTGATCATCTCTCCTAAATTAATACTGCTTAGTTTCTTAACCGCACTAGCTAAAACGGTTATTGCGCCTGCTAGTATTAGAACACCGATACTTCTTATTATACCCATTCCGCTAAGATCGGTCGTCCTCATAAATACGGCTAACCCTACAAGAAGTGCTCCGACGCCAAGTAAACCCTTAAGAAGATCGCCTGTATCTATGCTGCCTAATTGTTTTACGGCCTGTGTTAGGACTAGGATCGAAGCCCCAAAGATAACAAATCCTACGGATGTTAATATCAAACTCTTCGAACTAGCTTCTAACAATTTAGTGGCACCAACGAGTATACCTGTCAAACCTGCAATAGCGAGAAGACCTTTTGCTACCCCCGCCCAATCAAGACTTGATAGTTTCTTCATTGCGCCAGCCAGTATAAGGACTGCTATTGATAAACCTATCATCCCCGTCGTTAAACTAGTCATTGCTAGAAATCCTTTGACTCCTGTGAGCGTACCGAACACGGCCATTGCGCCAAAGAGTTCAATAAACATCGCAGTCATGGCGGCTAACGAACTAGTGAGTTTCGCCGAGTCAATCATCGAGATAGTCAATAGTGCCGCCGCTAATATGCCTATGGAAATTGCTATTTTCAATAGAACGTTCGCTTTTAACTGTGATTGATATGCGGCAAGGCAGCCTCTAACGCCATCGAATATGCCAGTAATGCCCGATAGAAAACCGCCAGCACTATCCGTAATTCGTGTTAACGAATCGATAAATTTCTTTATCCCGTAAAGGATTGCTGCAAATAAACCGCTATTGATAAAGTCGAATATTTCGTTGAAATTCGCACCGTTTAACGAGTTAAGTATGCTCGCGCTCAGACCGCTAAATATCTTACCAATTGCGGTTGCTAGATTATAAAAGAAACCGAAGAAGTTCTTAAGGGCTTCGCCTAACTTAATAAGTGGTTGGAAACGTTCTTCAACTTGCGCTGTAAAATCGTTAATACTCGACATGTCGGGTGCTCTTACGGTTTTGAACGCACTCGCTATCAGGTCAGTAAACATCACAATACCTTCAGCAACCGGCTTCAAGACTTTACCTATGTTTTGCATTACAACGCCAAATGCGTCCGAAGACTTTAACGCGTCACGAATGGCGACTATGAAATCGCCTACCCCTCCCGTAACAGTTAGAAAACTGTCGGTGACCGGAAATAGTGTTCTAACCAGAGATCCGATAACGCTGATGAAGGCGGTTAGAGCCATCTTAATAATATCTAGAAGGGCAAATAGACCTTTAAAGGTAGATTTAATGTTCTGGGCCGTTTCGTCCCCTATTTTGAGGGTTTCGGTGAACTTCCTAATGGCTTCAGTAATGTTCACTAGATTCTCGCCAGTAACTGATGGAAAGATCTCCCTGAACGCTTCGCTTATGGGTCTAATTATCTGCCCAAGTACGGCGAACGAGTTTCTGAAAGACTCAAGAAGAGCCTCTCGTCCGTCATTATCCTTCCAGAATCGTAGTGTCTCATTACGGGCATCTGCGGTAGCGTCAATAAAGCCGCCAATTGCCTTGCTAAGTTCTGTGAATAAAGCTTTAGCTTCCTCAAAGTCACCGACAACTAATTCGAAACTTTGAGCCCAACCAGAACCTGCCGCTTCTTTAAGAGTGTCAAACATTTGGCTGAGAGTCTTAACGTCTTGGGCCGCAGCGAAAGCCCGTTTACCAATATCTGTGGTCTCATCCGCGTAATCATTCAAAGTATTGATAAGGACTTCAGTTGACATCCATTGCTGTTCTAGGGATTCGTTGAAGTTCCTTGTTGCGCTGATTATGGTCCCTTTTTCTAAAGTTCGGTACATTCCATCAGCGGCTCTAGTTAATGTGCCAGCAGCTACACCGGCCTCAAGTAATTGCGTCTTGAATTCAACAGTTGCCATGTTGGCGAGTTCAATCGATTTCCAATCTATAAGTTTAACATAACCTGCTGATAAGGCTTGGGCGAAGTTATACATTGCCCTGGAGGCTTCGTTCGCATTCGCGCCAGCTAACGCAGCTGCGTTAGAAATGCCTTGAATAGCTCCGACAGATTGGTCTAAACCGACCCCGGCATTAGTGAATTTTCCAATATTTGTGGTCATGTCCGCGAATGAGTATATGGTTTTATCCGCATAGATGTTTAATTCATCAAGTTTCTTATTAACATTATCTAGACTTTCACCTGTACTAGCCATTATGGTTTGAATCGATCCCATTTTGAGCTCGTACTCGGCGAAACCTTCAGTTATCGGTTTTATAGTTAACGACTCAACGATTCTTTTTCCTGCATTAACCGCGGAGTTCGCAAGGTTAGCAAGAACGGTAACTCCCATTATACCCAATACCGTAAATTTATTTGAAATATTCTCTACCCCATCCGATATCCCTGAGAGAGAAAACGATTTAGCAGCTCTGTCTAACTCGTTCAAATTCTTCGCAGAGTCGGATAGATTTAGACCTTTTTTGAGGGCGTCAAGTGACTTTATACTCGTATTAATCCCGTTTTCAAACTGACTATTGTTAAATTGCATATTTACTATGCGATTATCAATTTCACTCATTATCTAGTCACCTCCGCCCATATTTCTTTAACCATTCTATCGAATATTTGCCGTGTTGCTGGATTTATGTAATCTCGCCCTTGAACGTATCCGCCGGTACCTGTACCATGGCCATATTGTATTAAGATGGCAATAGGAATTCCACTTTGGACGTTCGAATTTGTCCAAGTGATTCTACAGGAATTTTTTGTTTTAGTGATTTTATAACCCCATGAGGAAGCCGTTAAAGCAGAATCGACAGGTGTGGCTGCCGCTAGAGCTAACACTCCTTCATACCCATAACGATGAAGGACGTGTTCGTATTTATCAAAGATAGATTTAGAACGTTTAAGGAAGGTTTCAGTTTTAATAAAACTACCACCATGCGTAAACTTAATCATGACTACTCTCCTCTACAAAATTATTTGTCAAGGAGTCCTGCATTGTTGAGAACCACTGCAAGCTGCTCTCTTGTAAGGAAGGCGCGGGGATTATCGACTAAACCGTCTTTATCCCCGTCGGTAAATATTTTACTTCGTATTCCTTTTATGCTTGCTTCCTTAGCGTAATCAGAGGTTGGAAGACTATTTAAATATCCCATTAATTTCTCGAATATCTCTTTACCGTCCATCTCTCTAACTTTATTACGTTCAAGTATATCGATCTTAAATAGGTTCCATGCGCTGTTGCCGGAAATTCTCGAATATTTATTTATATCGGATCCGGTAAACGGACGGGGACATTGTTTATGTGTGACATCGTAGTGTCGTAACACATTGTCGATTGGTATGTTGTATTTCTTCATCAAGTACGACACAAATTGTACGAGGTTCAGCATAGTTTCACGATCGAAGAACCAGTCAGGATCTTCTACGTGACCCGCACGTGATTGATCCATCTTTTGAGGGCGTACCTCAATAGCTAAGCTGTTACTATTCCTACATCTAGGATGGAAATACGTTCCGCTCGTACCACAGTGCCATGCTATGTCACCATCTTCAACGCATTGGTATACGACATCTCCGCCGTCGAGAATGTAATGGGCGGAAGCCCCTCTATAAGCGTTAGCGAAATATTGGGCAACGGATTTAGCATTTGAAAGGGAGCCGAAATAATGAATTACTATGAATTCGATTCTCCCTATATCGTTTTTATCAGAGAAGTTATAGGGAGTGAGAATTCTCTCAATCTTCAATTTCATCGACGTCACCCACTTCCACACCATCGAATCCCATTACATCCGGGTCGAGTGATTTACGCCATTTTTCAAACTCGGACGGATCTTCCGGCGGAAACAAACCAATCTTTGTGGCCTCGCTATTTATTATCTTCTCAGCTTTTATCATGTATATCATCCTCTCGTATTTAATGCTTGTTTACGAGCAGCGTTTAAAGACCTATTTCGATTTGTGATTTCTTTCTTATTCATTTTCTTAGCTGGTTGGTTTTTTATATTACAAACATTTATTAATGTTAATAGGCGATTAAGATGCCACTTTTGACATTCAAAGGGAATAGATAATGCTATCATCCAATAGTATATTACTTCAGATGTTATAATTTCTCTATTTATGGTTTTACTTTTATCATGAAAAGTCGTAGCAGTCATTGGTGAGCCAATGTAATTGCTAATTTCTTCTAAATTTCCATTGGTTATTCTCGTATAAGCTATAGGGGGTACGTTTTGCGTTAATGTCATACAACGAATGTAATCAATTGTTTCTTCTATACTTTTATCATCTTTCGAAAGGAAAGGTTTATGCCACCTTGACTCCCATTTTGAAACGGAGACCAGAGAATGTTCTAAACGTAATTCCTGAGGTTTTGTTTGGATAAATTCCTCTTTACCTTCGTCATATAATTCAATAGAAGGTATTATAATTGTTAACATTTTCTGGCCTCCTTCTTAATTATTTAATGATTGCTAGTTTTTTTGTAATGGTGATGCGATATTATCCATTACCGGAATAATGCCATTCACAAAAGCTGCAGAAGCTTCGGCATTCATGGCGAGTTCCATAAATAATTCGCTATAAGCCTCGGTTTGAGAGAACGCTTCAGAGAGCTCCTTCGATTTAATGAAACGTTTTCCATCAAGGGATTTTTCACCATAGGCCTTCAGAATTAAATCTTTGAACATTTCGATGATGCGTTTACCGTCCTGCTCGGCAACGATTTTCTCAAGGGTTTTTGTCAAGCCGCCTTCGGCTGACATCTCCATCTCGGCAACTTCAGCTTTTGAAAGATTGAAGTAGAAATCCTCAGTTCTTTTATTACCGTCGTAATCGGTATAAGTAATGGTTTTCTTTAGCATAGGTTATACTCCTTCCAATAAAATTTTAGTAAAAGAGAGACCTCCACCTAAGCAGGGGTCTAAAAAGGGGGTAGGAGGTTGAATGAGGAAATTAAGCAGAAGTTATGAAATTAATGACAACTGGAGATAAGGCCTGGTTGTAGATGTCTACCACACCGCCGACTGTGACAATATACACAGTACTAGCGTCGAGATTCGTCGCTGGATTAAATGTGAGGACTTTGCCCTCGGCATCCCAACTCTTAACGCCTGGAACAATTGTCCCGTCGTCAGCTGTAACAATAACCGACTCCTTCTTAATCTTATTGCTGAAAGTAAGAACGACGTTGGCATCAATAGTGACACTGTCAGCGTCGTCATCAGGTAGGCTAGAGATAAGCGTTATGGGGCCTGGGGCGGCGCCCGCAAATATCGCGGCCACTTCGTCAGGTAGAGGTAGACGAGCATCAGCCTCATCGGTGCCGTACATAATGTCTTCAAGGACGGCTAGATTAGCAGCGCTCACCTTAGTTGAATCTATTGTGAGAGATGCCGTAGGTTTAAAACCCGCCACGGCCACTGGGGTAGTTGATATTTCCCAAGAGAAGGTAATTGCTTCTGGTGTGTCATTAATGGTCGCGTAAGCTTTTTCAGATGGGGAAGCTAGTGCGCCATATATAAGATGTAATTTATAACCGAGATCATTACCGTCCACATCATTACCGATGACGCTCTTATACGCCAAACCAAAGGTGCGCCTTGATTGTTGACCGATATAAATGCCCGGTTCCACCTCGGCGGATCCGTCACATGCGGCAAATTCATCAGGATAAGTATAAGCTTCAACTGTAGCAGCGAATTCCTCAGCTGATACCATGTTAAGATATTTAATGTTGTCGGCATATTGTGGCGTGGCTTCAGCGCCAGAAGGACTCTCGGTTACAGAAATTAAACCGTTCCAAGGAACTCCTAACGGGTAAAGTCCAGCGGCATTGCGAACATATAGAACACCGTTTTGGACGCCAGTTTCATAAAAACGCTCTCCAGTTTTATCCCAAACAATTTTTGACATATTGGTATTCCTCCTTAATAATAAATATTAAACACATCATGGTTTAGGTTATCCGCCGTATAATGTCTATCAAAAGAACATAACGGCAAGCTCAGAACTTTATCCGGGATTGGGCTATCCGGATTTTCATCAATGACCATTATCTGATAACCATGTTTATGAAGATAGAGTCTATTATTCGCACGTTTTTCATCGATCTTATTTCGACGATAAACTATACATGGATATTTCATCTTAACAGTGCTAGGGGGTTGAAAGTATACGTTATTCGTCCCCAATAGTACTACCAGAATCTGGTGAAGCGATAGGCGTTGGCCCATTATATACACCCCCTATTGTTAAGATGAGGCGGGGGCGTTGGACTTCTACTGAAGTTATTTTCCAAAGAGCCCCCATCCAATTAACGTATCGCATAGCGTGAAACTTCTCATAGGCAAATGGATCGGCTATAATGCTTAGACGGTTATCTATGGTAAGATCGTCATTGAGATTCTCACCGTTCCGTATTCTACTGACGTTTTTAATAACATCCCCGATATACTTTCGTTCGGTGATTTGTTCTCTCCAAACTCCAGCAGTAGCTTCTATTTGTTCAGCATAACCGATTTCTCCATAAAATTTTCCCATTTTGAAGTTTCCCCTTTCAAATTATTTATTCTGTGGTATAGGTAAAGGACCAGGAATTAGTAGTGTTCGGAGCAAAGTAGTAACCGGTATCTGGTTCAGCATCAACCACTGTGTCTGCGGCGATTACAACATCTCCAGCTTCCTGTTCTACCCCATCAATTGAATAGATAACGCCTGTTGCGGTTGGGATTGTAATGGTATTCGTTAACGCAACGAAAGTTGGGGCTGACGGTGTCGCTAATATTCCAGGTATTCTCCAAATTACTAGAGCGGATTTTGGTCTAGTTAAGGCACCAGAACAACGGGATTCGATTAAGTATTTGTATTGGTTATAATCGATATCGAAATCATCAAACATTGACACTTTACCGCCCTTATCGGCACCGATAACGTAATCTTTCATATTAACTATAACACCCAGTAGGTCGCCTTTATTTCCGGTAACGCCTTCCATAACCTCAACAGTTTCAATTGAGGACACGCGGAGCGCTGATGCTAACTCGGTCTCGGTTGCGTATAAACGACGACCAATCTTGTCTTTGACAAGTAACATGTCAGTTAGGATGGTTTCGGTAGTATATAAGGTCGGGTTGCCAGAGCCCTTATAATTTGGTCGAGCACGTAGGATAGCCTCGATTAGAGTAGCGCCGCTGGTATTAGCTGCAACATTAACGGGGTGAGAATAGAATTCATTATCCGTTGCAATCGGGCGAATGTTTAATTCATTAATCTTATCATCATCGTCCACTTCTCTACCATCACCGATAAGGATCGCGCGAGCAAGTTCCTCATCAAGCATAACGCGCATTTCAGCTTTTAACCATGCAACAACATCTAGATCGGTGATGTCAATTATATCATCTCGATCAAGCTTCTGTTTCTTATAGATAGTTGTTGGGGTGGTAACGCGTTTCGCAAGTGCGAAGAATTCCTCTTTCTTAAGGGAGCCTTTAATGTACCCCTTAGCCCTCGCTTCTTCATGGGTAATATCGGCGGATAATGATTTAATTCGTGAGAATGGGGAATGTTTCGCGCCATTAATAACACCAGCAACCCACTCCATACGTCTGCTGACAAAATCGGGTGAATCGGCTATAGTCTTAGCATCCGGGAAAAGATAATCGATATTTTCAATGCCATAAGTAGTTGTGTGTGCAAGGAAAGCCTCCTTGAATGATCCACATTTTTGAGCATCTGTTACAATTGCCTGGATCTGGGAATGCGTTAGAGTTTTTTGGTCCTTCTGATCTTCTTTATCGAAAATATTTTTCTTCACGATTGATCCTCCTTTTTCATCAATATTTGAATGTTCGATCTCCTCGTCCGATAGAGCGTGCGCTATTAGAGCGTAGACGACATTCTTCTGTTCTTCATTTAACGTATCGAATACATCAGAAACAGTTTTATCATCTTTCTTACTATTAGTATGTTTAACGTTCTCGTTTTTAGTATTATCTGGTACATCATCACCATGGGATAATTCTAGACCGGTATAAATTATAGCCTCGGAATCATCCTCACTGTAACTATCATCCCCGTGTGCTATCGTTAAATTATCAATAAGAGCACCCGGATTTGCTCCTGATAGAACCAAACTTACCTCACGGATAAAGCCATGTAGAACCTCTTGTCCTTTTTGTTTGAGGTCATTTGCATAGATAGATAAAGCTGTTATATCTCCATGTGTCACTAATTCTTTTGCGTTCTTACCGGCTTCAGTTTCATTGAACTTTCCATATGCATAAACACCATCTTCGCGATTTTCAAGAATTGCATGTCCAAGAACATTTGAAGGTTCGTTATGTAGATGTTGCCAAACTAAAGGGACGGTCTCCCCATGATTGTGTTTAAATGCATCTTTTACAATTGTGCGTCCATCAGAGCACTTGAGACCGTTTTTAGTAGCGTATCCACTAAAATCAAATTTCATTATTATTCTCCTTTCGATTCATTTGCGTCTAGCGGCTCTATTTCAGAGGGTACTTCTTTAGACGCATTTAGATTTTTGTTACGGAGTTCATCTGCCTTAGGATCCAGTGATGGTTTATAACCAATAATTGCTCTGATTTCATTTGATGATAAAATTTCGTTCCTTGTAAACTTATCTGCTATGTTCGCAAGTTCAGTTGCAGGAACAAGACTAAAGGCGTCCTTGAAGAACATTAATGATTGGTTCTGACTCCTAGCAGTTTTGGTTAAAAATTTACGTTTTAGTTCATCTATGATTGCTTTAAGTATGGGGTATACCGTTCGACTGTTATAGTTTAACATTGTTGCTTCGTCAGCTTTACCATTGAATACGTCTTCGGTTAGTCCTAACTGGCTATAAAGCATACTAGTTAGATACTCGATTTGATTCATGAGGTTGTTTTCAGCTGGACGATTTAGCTGCGTAACTTTCTCAGTCCCATCCGTATACGCAATACCATACTTTGAACCCGAGAGTTGATCCTCAATATCCTTTCTGCGTATTTCTGCTTGCGCTTTTCTGGCAGGGGTCTTTATTACATAAGGTAACTGAATAATTAAATCCAGTTTACCAGAACCGCTTTGTTCGTCTATTGCGTCAAGAATATTAAGTTTCCTTATTAACCTTTTAAGGGTGCTATTTGGCTCATTCATGACGGCGTAAAGGGGATTTTCTATAATGCCTACCGTTTTCTTAGGTAGAGTCAAATCTTCTTTACTTCCAGTTTTATCATTATATACTCTGACGCGGACGTGTTCAGGATACCAGTCTAAAATCTTCCCAGTTCGCATGGTTTGTATGTCGTACGAACCAGAGATTTTAGGATTAATGGTCGTGTCTATGGG